CAGGAATGAGATACAATCACTTATCGGGGAGCCAAGTTGGCGTGTCTGCGAACCGCGTGGGGCATGCACCACGGGCAAGCGGTCAGGGTTCGATGCCCTACTCTCCGACCCAATTCAGGAATCTGAAATGAAACGCACGATTATCCAAATTGCTTCGCGGCATATCAGCAACGAAGACGAAGAATCGGTTCTGGCCTTGGCCGATGACGGGACGCTGTGGGAAGGCTGTAATCATATTATTAAGACTAATGCGGAAAATCCGGGGGGTGATGGGAAACCCGGCCCGGCGAAGTACAGGTATGAGTTTCAATGGGAACGGCTCCTTGATTTGCCGGAACGGTATTCAGACAACTTTACAAAGGTGAGATGAAATGAAGGTCACAACGAAGAAAGCAAAGCCGGTGGTGTATCACGTGCGGATCGTCAAGCGCGGCGATGAACTCGCGATCAACGTCCGGGGCTCGGAAGACCCCGTAGCTATCGTGGACGTGCTGCGTCGAGGCGCGGATTTGATCGAGGAAGAGGGCCACGTCGAGGCGGATTCCAGTCAGGAATCGTTGCCTCTGAAAGCTGAATGATCGGGCATCTCGTCGGCGTCGCCATTGTGTTTGGATTCCTTGGTTTCTGTATTGGGTTGAAGTGTTCATATGACCGTCAAGATAAAAAGGTGGATGGCGGTGCAGATGAGGGAAACCGTAGCGATTCAAGCGGTGCGTGACGCGTTCTTTTCGTGGTACAGGGGCGAACGCCCCTTACCGGATTATGTGCAGGAATACGAGGAAGCGAAAGCGGCCTACGTTCTACCCAAGGTGATTGAAAATGGCAGTGGACCCGAACAACCGCGTGAAGGTGACGGACTTGGGATACAAGGTGATTCACAAGGGAGGGGAGTTATTCGAGACGTTCCCGACATTCGCTAAAGCATGGGAAAAGTTGCAGGAACTTTTGAAGTCAAAATGATTATTGAACTGGATATTGGGAGGATCGTAGACCTAAGCCCGCAAGCTTGGAAGTTGCTGATGGTGTCATTGTTATTGATGGATGAAAACAATTACATTAATCACGATACGGGTTACTACAGTCGGGCAAGCAAGTATCGGATTTACAAGGAACTGTTGGAGAAACGCGTTCTGTTGAAAGTAGGAAACACATATCAAATAAACAAAGAGATTGCCAAGGTATGAAAGACTTCAAGCGCGTAAAGAGATTCGATATCCCCATTTACTGCGGCGTCGTTTATTTTTGCAAAACGCGGGTCGCGTGGAAGGAAGTACGAAAGCACTTCAAACTCCCCCCGCCCCCGGCACGTGCCCAAGGCTGCACGTCGTCAATCGAACGTGGTATGGACATGATCTATGTCGTCTACGTCGGCAACGGGAAATACAGTACGCTCGCTCATGAGATGACGCATGTCGCACTGGACGTGTTCAACGATGTCGGGATTGAGATTGTGAAGGGCGAGAGTAACGAATACTTCACGTATTTCCTTGAAACGTTGATGAATATGGCAGGGAGACTGTGATGGATTACGTTGTCGATTGGGATAAGGTGTACGCGTGTTGCCTGTCGATGACATGCATGGACAACTTCTGCAAGATTCTCTTCATGACGGCACAGGCAATGCCAATCAGGAAGGCTGACTTCAATGAAAAGGTGATTGCGGAGTTGGTCGAGAACAAACTGTTGCTTCAATCCGGCAGTTCAATCCGGTTACCCAAAGAGATTTTCCACTTCATATGACTACGACAGAGATGTTCCTCCGCTACATGCGGTACAAGAACAATCATCACTTAAAGTTTGGCGCGGATAACGCACGGCATTATCCTCCGTCAACCCCTTGGACGTATAAGGAGTTTGTTCATTTGTGGTTTGACCTGAGACTATGATTTTTGATGTAGAGAACTTCTACGAGTTTTGTAGCAAGCTGAAGATCGATACGAAAGAAAAGGGGCAACAGCCCCTAAAGCTTTTGGGGAGTCAGAAGTACGCAATTGAACAGATAGCGGATGGATTGGCGCACGACATACACACGTTCCTGTTTCTCAAGGGGCGTCAAATGGGTATCAGCACGGTGATGATCGCGCTGGACCTGTACTGGAACTTTAAATATCATGGACTGCAAGGAACCCTCGTTACAGATACGGACGACAACCGGACGTATTTCAGGTCCATCATCGATATGTATATGGACTCCCTTCCGAGCACTCATAAAGTGCTACCGGTTAAGGGTGGCAATAACCGCACGCACCTTGTTTTACGCAACCGGTCACGGTTCACGTATCAAGTCGCAGGCGTTAGAAAAAAGGGTGGTCTTGGGCGCGGAAAACCGATTAATTTTATGCACGGCACGGAGTGTTCGTCGTGGGTTGACGAGGAAGGGCTCGCCTCACTCATTGCTTCGTTTGCGGAAACTCACCCTAGGCGTCTTTACATATTCGAGACAACGGCTCGCGGTTACAACATGTTCTATGACATGTGGGAAACAGCGAAGGAAGCAGAGTTTCAGAGGGCGGTATTCATCGGCTGGTGGAGGAATGAACTTTACCAGTGCGAAAGAGACGACCCACGGTACAACTATTATTGGGACGGTGAGTTCACATCCGATGAGGCGGTTTGGGCTCGCGAAGTAAAGGAGCTTTACGATTTTGAGATTACTGACAAGCACATCGCATGGTGGCGGTGGAAACTTGCGGAGGAAATTAAAGACGAGATGTTGATGTATCAGGAGTTTCCGCCTACGGAAGAGTATGCGTTCCAATTGACCGGATCGAAGTTCTTCTCTGCGGAACAGGTTAATAAGGATTACAAGGTATCGAGGGATTTGGTCGCACAGTATTATCGGTACAGAATGGGTATGCACTTCGAACATACTCAATTCATGGAGACAACGAAACAGCATGCAGAACTTACAGTGTGGGAGCATCCGGACTCGGATGGAGTGTACGTTATCGGTGCTGATCCAGCTTACGGCTCTAGTGAATGGGCTGATCGATTCGTGGCAAGCGTGTGGCGCTGCTACGCTGATCGAATTATCCAAGTCGCAGAATTTTGCACTGCCTCAATCAATACCGTACAGTTCGCATGGGTTCTTGCTCACCTGTGCGGAAACTACAGCGGTGCATTACTTAACCTTGAAATTACAGGTCCGGGACAAGCCGTTTTCAATGAGTTGATGAACCTACAGAGACTTGCGGGAAGCAAGCAGGCAACATGCGCTGATATCTATGATGTGGTCGCGGGGATTAGGCATTATCTCTACAAACGTCAGGACACAATGGGAGGTTCGTATGCATATCAATGGCAAACTAACTCGCGTGAGAAAGAGCGTATGTTCAATAATCTGCGGGATTATTATGAACGCGGCATGGTCGAGGTTTCTAGTGCGGAAGCGCTTCTGGAGTTTCGCAATATTGTGCGTAATGACGGCGCTATTGGTGGTGATGGCAGGGCCAAAGATGATCGCGTTATTGGAGCCTGTCTTGCGTGTGTTGGATGGTCTGACTGGCTCATGATAGGATTGAACGCGGAACAGATTACCTACGCCTCGGAGATGGCTAGGCGTGCTCAGGAAGCCGGTACGCACGTCCTGCAACGTCAGGTGATGCGGTTCATGGAGGCGATCAGGAACCCCCCTGAAGGCCCGGATGACGAGAACTGGCGTGATTGATATCCCCCTCATTCCCCGCGTCGAACTCATGCACCGTCTACAGGGTATGCGTGGTCGCCACGGTCCCCATCTCCCCGGCGAGGGCGTCAACCTCAAATGTGTTGAAGTGTTTACAGGAATCACACAGACACGGCTCAGTCAGGTTTACTTGAACGGAGATGTGAGCAACCGGACTCAGATATTGCTCTCGCAGTTCTTCCATCGGTGGGATAAAGGTGAAATATCTTTTTCATACGACGGGAAAAAATGGAGCGTGGTTTTCAACAATCCCCCAGTTCAAAGATACACAATGGTTCGGTGCGCAAGGATTACAAACGGCGTAGCCACAATAGACAAAATATATGGAGTACAGCGGTGATTATCAAAGAGTGGAAGTGTGCGCTGCACGGCTCGTTCGAAGGAAGTCACCCTATTTGCCCACACTTTGGATGCGAGTCAGACGATGTCGAGCGTGAATTCAAGACCCCCATTTCAATCAAATCGGACCTTACTAAATTCACAGATGCAGGATTACAAAAAACGGCTGATGTGTATGGTCTGTCCGACATGCGGAACACAGATGGTAGTTCTGTGCGATCCAACATACCCATTGAGCAACAGGCTGTGTGGGGTAACGCTAACGGGGTGCAATTCGAATCCATGATGGCGAAGGCGCAACAGGACATTGTAATCAAGCGGGACAACAAACCTGACCTTATAGCGCATAATTCGGGTATGGTCGCCACGTCGCAGGCGACAGGCAATTTTGGAGGGAGAGTTGTACCCCCGGCTGAAATAACGGTCGCTAAATCGGACCCTCAAGATGTTCAAAAAGTTAAGAGTTGACGGCAATGAAAATCCCGACAGATGCGGTGGACAGGGAACAGTTCTACCAAAACGTGATGAACAAGTGCCTAATTACTCGTTCGGAGAGGGAGGCGTTTTACCGTCAGCTTCAAAGCTATTTTCTTTTCGGGGGGCAGGAAGGGACACAGGCGGAATACAACAAGATTCAACCCACGATACTATTGTTGACAAGCTTCATTTACTCAGCAGAAACAACGAAGTTCCTAATCCAATTAGGCGCAACGGTTCCAAAATCCGAGCTACAAAAGGTTCCCGTTCTGTCACAAGAAATTAACGACTTGTGGCACGACAGCGACACTGACTTGAGCACGAACGACGCCATCATGTGGGCGTTCTGCTATGGCTGCACGATTGTGAAGGTGTTTTGGGATCACGGCATGAAGGTCTACATGTGCGAACCCGGCACATTCGGCGTCTACCGCGAGGATATTAGCTCTCTCGAACAGCAGGAAGCCGTGTGCCACGTCTACATGACTTCTCGTAGCCAGTTGGCTATGGACCTGAAGCGCACCCAGCATCCGCAAGCCAAGGCCATCATGGACTGGGTCGAGGCGGGGGCTCAGACGATGAGCCACGAGGGCTACCCGGAAGGGCTCCAGCGCTTGATTGTCACCCAAAGCTACCCGCAAATGTCCGGCATGCCTGCCGGGGGCATGACAAACAACGGCACGTCGTTCGACTACAAGCCGAAAAACGATGCTGACTTGGTTGAAATGTACGAACTGTACGTGTGGGATGACGACCTCCAGAAAGATGAGAACGGGAACGCAGAGGGCAATTGGCGGATCGTCACCATTGCCGACCCCGGCGTGGTTATCTATGACCGGGAGTGGTTCGGGATTCCTAAAATCCTGCCATTCGTGAAGGTTTGCCCGT